TCCCATTTTCCTTTTCCTCTCTTTCCTTGGCTTTCCAAGAATTCTACATCGTCCTGTACTCTTCCTATGACATAGCTTCCTTCGTCGTTTCCGATGTGTAGGTATAGTTCTCTTTCCTGTACGTCTACACCCATGCATGAGTTTGTTTCTGTATGATCCTGGCTTGTTAGGTTTCTTAGTATCAGGTCTTTTCCGATTCTGCTCTCGCTTGATACGTACGGCAATCCTAGTTTATGGTTGTAGAAGTATTCCATTGTGAATCCTTGCTTTCCATTCTTTGCGTTGTTGTAGTATTCCACTAGGTCCTTTGCACTTATCCATGGGAATATCATCTGTGTTAGTAAATATCCTGATATTGATTTCCCCGGATACTTTGCTTTCCACCTTCCTTCTCTAACAGCTTTTCTTGATAACTTCTCATGGCAGTTACTACAGATGTATATTCCCTTGTCCATATCTATGTTCTCTGGCCAAGACATGTTTTGTTCTTTCTTGCATTTGTCGCAGTTGAATCTCCAATGCTTCTGGTCACTCTCTTGGATTATTTTATTTATTCCGTAGTTCGGGACCGTTGGCGTTGAGATGTATCTTTTCTGTCGTAATGATTCTGCTCCTTCTTGTCTTGAATGGAAGATTCCGATTTGACTCATGTCTGATTTGTCTAGCTCATCGTATGTATTCCTGTCACTGGTAAGCATGAGTGAGTCACTCTCCGAGTGTGTTCCTTTGTAGTATAAAAATCCTTTCCCGAATTGTTTCTGACTCACAGCGTCGATCTCTTTGTTTCCTTTCATCATCGCCTTGATAGTATTGTTTCTCTTGATGATTTCATTAACTTTTGATGGCACGAACTTTGTCACATCTCCTAGTGTTGGTAGTGTATGTATCTGGTTTATGCCCCAATACTTCGCGTCATGGACCTCTGAGACGATTGCCCATGTACTAACACCTGCCTGAGAAGGCTTCTGCACCCCAATTTCTTGGCTTCTGTCTTTGTATAAGTCGCGTAGAAAGAAATGATTTGATCTCTTTCCTAGTTTAATTGGCATTCCTTTCTCGTTGACTATTTTCTTTTTTCGGACCCAGTAGAGCGTACTGTCCTTTATTAACTTTTCCTCCTTCTCTTCTTTAGTCATCTTCTTCTTCGTCTAAGTCTTGCATTTCATCCAACACATCTGCGTATGCGTCTGCTGCCATTTGTTCAGCTAGGGTTGGGACTGATTGCTCTGCTTCAGCCACTACCTCTTCTGTTTTCATGTCTATGTGTTGTTTTGCTCGGCCCACTGTTCTATCTAGATATTCTTTTGCTGCTCTCACGTCCTGTTTCTTTAGTGCTTGGTATCGGAGCATATCCATTATTGCTCGGAGTGTTGGTTTCTTTGTTACGGTCCTAGCTCCTGTGTTGACGTTCAGCTCAGTTACTTCCACTTCTTCTATGAGGTGTTGCTCTAAGGTTTCGGAGACGCCAAGTATTTTTCCAAGTTTCTCGTCCTTGGTCTTTCTACCTGCTCCATCTCTTTTGCCCCCATTCCCGAATCCCTTCGGCTTATATGCTGCTCCACCCTTTGAAACTGATTTCTTTTTCTCTAGTTTTTTTTCAGTTTCTATAGTCTTCGCAGTCTCTGGGGCCAAGACCTTTAACTTGGTTATCCCTTTCTTTTTCATATGGTTATTCTTTCTTATCTAATAATCTTAATGCTTCAATTACATCTTTTATTTTTATTGATAGATACACATTTCCGTCATAATTACTTTCAAATCTAATGTGCATTTCTTTCTTGTCTTTAGAAAAGCTTATCTCATCTTTTTTTATATTAAATTCGTTCCACTCGCTCATATCTTTATTTTCTTAATTACTTTTATTTCGACTTGGTACACTTCCTCGTCTCTCTCTATTACTAAATCTTTGAGGTCTTCTTTCTCATATATCTCTCCAGGGTAGATTTTTGGTCTATCCTTTTTGACTACTATGTAAAGTTTTCGTGTCATTGGTATTGCCATAATAGATAAGCAGGATTTGAACCTGCGCGTAGGGTGTTTCCCTCCCTTTGCTCTACCGCTGAGCTACTATCCATTCTACTATTTCTAGAAGACGACTGTACACAAGGGTCGAATGCCTTCCTGGGTAATCTTTAACCATAAAAGACAATCTTGTGTACATGCGACTACTCGTTTAGCATTTTCTTCCTCCTTTTTTCTTTGCCATATGTTCTATTCTTTTTTTGTTGGTAAATTCGACCATGAATGCTCTATCGCTTCATCTATGTTTTTTTTGTTTATTATTTTCTGGACGTATTCTACCTCTCTCTCACATATCTCCGCCACTTGGTTTATTATATCATACTCTTCCTTGTCGGCAATAGTTTGATTTGTAAATGCTTTGTGTCCGAGATATGTTTGAAGATTCCCTAATTCAAAGTGTAGGTCCTTCATCTTTCTTTTTATAAATTCTGGTGATGTTGTTTCTTCCATCTTATCATTTGTTATCAACTAGTATCATTGCTTCGTTTGGAATATCTCTATTCCCCATGTTCGCTCCCTTCACGATTCTCTTTGCTTCTTCTTCAGTGTACCTTCCTGCGGATTCGCGACTCGTTGTGTATCCACGTTGGTTTGGTCTCCACCATCCTGTATGTTCTATGCTCCAGATGAGCCATTCTCTTTTCATCTTTTTTGTTGTTGAATTAATTGATTTGTAATTACCATTGGACTAATTGTATATTTACCATCAAATTCAAATTCTATAAAGTTATCTTCACTTGTATTTTCAATTTTCAATCCACCCTTAAATACAATATAGTCATGTGGCGCTAATTTAAGTTTTTGTCCTTCCATATTATTCTAACCCCTCTATGAATATACTTCCCCATGCTCTCCACCATCCTTTCGGGATCCACTTGGGACACGGTTTGATATGTTCTTCGAAGTCTTTATATAACTGTTCGACCTTTTGTTCTACTTCTTTCTCCATCTCTTTTCGATAGAGTTTATTGATCTTCTTTCCCAATTTTTTACCTGATCTGGTATTTTGAAAATCTTTTATCATCTCTTGGACCTGTTCTTTTGATGGTTGTGACATATTATTGTTTCTTATGTTTAAAGTAATTAACCTGTTGCTCTCTCCTTATTGCCTTAAGTTTTGTTTCAAAATCTCCGAGGTTCTTTCCTGTGTGAGATTTTAGTTTGAATCCTTTTTTGCTTGGTACGATAGTCATATCTTCTGTGCCTTATTTCCTGTTAATGTCTCCCACCTTTCGACAATGGTGGAGCAGTAGGCAGGGTCAAGCTCTATCATCGCACACTTTCTCCCCATGTGTTCACATGCGATTAGTGTACTACCTGACCCCCCGAATGGATCGTATATCCACTCTCCTGCTTTCGTGTTGTTTGGAATTATCTTTCTTAGTAATCCTACAGGTTTCATTGTTGGGTGTAGTTTACTTGATACCGGCTTTGGGTGAAATATGACACTCTTGGCTTTCGGTCTGTTCATCTTGTGTTTCCCGTGCCAACAGTAGGCTGCCACTTCATGCATTGGTAAGTAATCCTTTCTTCCTATCACTACAGTGTTCTTTATCCATATGATCATCTGACTGTAATAAAAACCCGCTCGATCTATTCCGTTTCTTAGTGCGCGAAACATTAAATCGCTATTGAATATATAACATGAGTTATATGTATCTAGATTATCTTTCACTGCATTGAGCCATTGTTCTGTAAAGATTGCATACTCTTCTTCTGTCTGAAGGTGGTCATTCATTATAACCTTCACGTTTTCTGTGCCGAGTTTATTGAAGTCTTTCTTTCCTTCTACATACGCTACTCCATAAGGAGGATCTGTGAGTATCATTTTTATCTTCTCCGCCTTCTTAAGGACCTCTTTTGTGAAGGTCTCATCTGTACATGAGCCACACCCTAGGATGTGATTTCCTAGTTTCCATATCTCCCCTGGTTGTATGTTAGATTTCATATGTTTTTATTATACCACATTATTTGGAAACTTCATAAAGCACATCCAGATTGTTTTGTTTACCTTTCCAGTTCTCTGTCCGAAAAGTGGCTTATGTTTGAATAATTTTAGGACCTTTGTTATTGGTACTTCACATTCATTCCATTTGAATATAAGTACTCCATGATCATCTAGTACTCTATAGCATTCATCGAATCCCTTGCTTATCTCTTTTTCCCATCCATTTTTTAATGTTCCGTACTTCTTTGCCATGTATGATGTTTCTCCTAGTGACTTCATGTGTGGAGGATCAAACACCACCATCTTAAATCTTTTGTCTTTGAATTTTAGTTTAGTGAAGTCCATCACTTGATCTGGTTCACAACTGAAGTTTGGTCTTTGTTTTACACATCCTTTCTCTCTTGGATATTTATCTATAAATAGAGTGTGTATATTCTTCTTATCATACCAGAACATTCTACCCCCACAGCATGCATCTAGTATTACTTTTTCTTGTTTATTTTTCATACCATATTTTTTAATATGTGCGCGACTACGTCCACATTGAATGCGTTTCCACATGCCTTGTATCTTTGTGCATTACTTTGACCGTCAGTATAGTTGTCTGGTAGTGATTGTAAGCGTTCGCACTCAATAGGGGTAAGTTTTCTAACTATATTTTCAATTAAACAGTTTGGTTGTTGTCCTGTTTGTAAGGTTGGTATTTTATTTCCAATATAAACTCTTTTACTTTGATCAAATACACCGTTTCTTTCTTGCCACTCCATTATACTTTTATCAAACTCTATTGTGTTTATATTTAATAATTTCTTTAATTCAAACCATATATTTTCATTAGGTATTGCAAAACTATTATCTTTTCTAAACCAATGTTCTATAAGTGTTTGTGGTTGGTTGAGTTTTTCTGATATTTCTTTATTAGTTAAATTCTTATGATTTTGTAAAACAGTTTTAAGTTTTTCAATATCAACTGGATATTTTCTAACTCTAACTTTTTTATCTTGTATCATATATAATCCTGTTTTTGCCCCCCCACCACCCCCATTAGCACTTAGGGCAACACTTTTACCATCTGGGCTATAAATCCTATCTCCCTGACCACCATTACCTATATGTCCGATTCTTTTAGTAGTAAAAACTTGGTAACCTTGTTTTGCAGTTCTCCCCATTGTAGTTCCAAGTGTCCCGCATTTATCTTTCATTACTCTTTTATTATATTCGTTATATACATAGAAGTTTTCTGAAACATCTTTTTCTAGTATATCTTTCAGATATATCCCTCTATCCTCTGGCAATGGGATTTCCACTTTCTCGTACCCCCCCCTAGAATTTAATTTACCTACCCAAAATAATCGCTTTCTATTCTGTGCTGATACTAAGGCAGCGTTTATCATTATTGGTGCTATGTCAAATAACTCTTTTGTTATAGTTTCTTTTGCCTCTTTTGGCATTGAGTTCACATTTTCAAGGATAAAGTATTTTGGTTTTACTTCATTTAGGATTCTAACATATTCGTAAAATAAACCAGATCTATCCCCTGCAAGTCCTTTTCTTCCTTTTTTAGCTATGCTTAGATCCTGGCATGGACTTCCTCCTATAAGTAAGTCTATATTATCTAATTGATTGTCTTTTGGTTTCCATCTTGTTAAACCAATTACACTTCCGAGTTGTATCGTGTCTGGCCAATTTTTTTGTGCTATTTGTATCGCGTACTTATCTATCTCACTTGAGTAGTATGTGACTTTCTTATAGCCGAGTTTATCAAGTGCCACTCTAGCACACGATATGCCATCAAATAGTGATAGTACTTTGATTTCTTTTTTTAGATTTTTTTTCATTTTATATTTAATTTATAATAATACTTCCATCCCCAATAGAAACCCCTACCAGTTATTCCCCATTTGAATGCAAATATAAATCTTTTCATATTATTTGTCCCATTCGAACCCTTCCCCGAAGTGACCCCATTGTGCGGTCTTTTCGAATTGTGGTTCTCTTAATTTTAATGCTTTTATAATTTGTCCTGGTCGTAACTCCATCTTTTCTCCTTCGAATTCGGTAAGCAAGTCTAGGTCTTTATATTTTATAACTATATTATCTTCTATATGCTCCATGTGAGCTGTCGCCATAACAGGTTCAGCTATTCCTATGGAGTACGCAAGTTTTACTGTTACGTTAGATGCTTCTGGTTCTAGGTTTAGTATCATTACTGCTAGTTTTCTAGCCATGTACGCTCCGCTTCTATCTACCTTTGTGGCATCTTTTCCACTGAATGCTCCTCCTCCGATTGGTATCTGTGGACCGTAGTTATCGACTGCAAGCTTTCTTCCTGTGAGTCCTGTATCTGCTTCGAATCCACCTTGGCTCCAGTCTCCAGCAGGGTTGCAGTGTATTTCACCCCCACGTCTACCTGCTAGCCATTCAAATACTTCTTCTCTCAAGACTTGTCTTGATACGTTTTGGAAGCTAGCAACTATTGTATTAATATCACCACTATCATCTATGGTTATTTGTGTCTTCCCATCGTATTGATGTCTGTCGTATATATATTTACAGAGTTCACGGGCTAGGTATAGTTCGTTCGGTATCATCGCTTTGTTGTCTCTACAGGCATACCCTACCATGATTCCTTGATCTCCTGCTCCGCCGGTGTCTACTCCATTAGCTATCTCAGGAGATTGCTTCACTATGTTTACGAACACTTCTTCTTCTCCTCCTGTAATTCTGTGAACTATGTTTTTGATTTCATCGGTTTTTATTCCGAGTGGTGCTGTTATCTCTCCTGTCACGTATACTTTTCCATGCCCTCCCATTGTCTCTATCGCCACTCTTGAGAATGGATCCTGTATTAGTAGGTGGTCTAGTATTGAGTCTGATATTTGGTCACACATTTTGTCCGGATGTTTCGGACTTACACATTCTGCTGTTTTCATTATTATATAAAAATTAGATTTTTAATGACTCAATTTCGATCTCTTTTATTATCATCTTTGCTTCGTATTCTCCCAGTTTCTTTGTTATATTCTTCTTCTCTTTAGGACTAGCTTTTTTCCATTTTTCAAATGCAATCATTTCTAGTATTTGAAATTTAGATTGTAATTCTTGGCTTATCATTTTATTCTTTTACTATTGATCCAAAACTTCTTTTAGTTTCAGCTACCGTTAATCTTCTTGCAATTTCAGCTCTAAGATAAATTGCATCTGTATAACATTCATCTCTTAATGCTTTATCATAGGCATTTAATAAATGCCTTTTATCTAATTCGTGTATCTCTTTTTCTTCTCCCATTGAGTTAGTGTATATGACTACTGTTTTTGTAACTTCTTTTATTTTTGATAGCATATAAAATTTATAGATTTTTTATAATGTGTTCTCGACCATAAGCACATCATACTCCTATCTGGCACAAAATGCTACTAGTGGATAACTATACGTTCTTTTTCATCTTTGATCTTTTCCTTTTTATTGCTCTTACTTTTTCAGTAAATTTTAAGGAGTGATTTATACTCTTTACCCTCCTTTTTATTACCTTTCTAAACTTTCTTTGTTCCTTGTTCATTTTTTATCTTTATAGATTTAAGATTTGTAAACTCCTCCCACCTCTCAATGATCACATCGACCATGATTGGATCATTTTCCATGATGTATGCTTTTCTCTTTAATTGCTCGGCTGCTATAATGGTGCTTCCCGCTCCACCGAATAAGTCTAGGACTATGTGTCCTGGGGCCGTACAGCGCTTTATAGGGCGTTCTAGTAGTGTGACTGGCTTCTGGAAGGTGTAGTTGTATTTACCTTCTCGGTCTTCCTTTGAGATATTTATGTTTAGGTATTCAAATATGTCCTCCTGGATTTGGTTTCCTGGTTCGATCTCCTTGTTAACTATTTCGCTTAGGTTTCGGATATTGCTATTTATGAATGGTGTTCCCTTGGTCCCATACACGATTGGCTCATAAGCTTTGTTGAATGCAGTCTTTGGTGTGACTTGCATGTTGCTCTTTACCCATATTAGGACCCTATCATTTTTGATTCCGGCCTGTGCATATAGTGTTTGTAATAGCCAGATATTCTTTTCTTCACAGAAATAAAATATATGACAATTTGGTTTTGCATATGTCAGTGCATTCATGATTGTCATATCTAAAAACTTGGCATAGTCTCCGGTGTCTTTCTTTTCCTTGTTAGGTGTTAGAATGTGACCTTCTTTTGCGGATAAATGAAGTGGTGGATCGCAGAATATCATATCTGCGTTTTTTCCTCCCATTAGTTTTCTTACATCTTCTGGGTTTGTGGCATCCCCACACATCACATAGTTATCCCCAAGTTGGTATAAATCTCCTGGCCTTGATTTTGGGTTTTTTATGTCTTTTGGATTTCGGCCCATCATAAGTGAGTCGTCTATAACATCAACATCATCAAAGAACGTTTGGAGGTCTTCATCTCCGAATCCCACTTCAAGCAATAGGTTTAAGTCCATGTCTCTAAGTTTATCCTGGTCCCATGAACCTGTATTCTTGTTAAGTCTTAGGTTGAGTCTTTTCTCTTCAGCGATTGTAAGTTCCCGGTCTGGGACTATTACGTCTATCTCTGTTATGCCACGCTTCTCGTATATCTTTCTTCTCTGGTGGCCACCTATAAGAGTATTGGCTCTTTTACCTATGTTTATTACTACAGGAATAACAGCCCCGAATTCCTCGACGCTGTCATTTAAGTCCCTTTCTTCTTGTTCGCTCATTTTCCTAGGGTTATAGTCCGCTTCCGATAAATCGGAGAGTTTTCTTTTTTCAATTGTCCAGTTGATTTTTTTCATAGATTTTTATTGTTTGTCTATCATTGTTGTTGCATTATCTTCTTCTTCTATCATTATATCATACTCATTAAGTCTAGCAATATCTATGTCACAAGCTTCTTGGAATTCAGCCACACGATCAGTTGCAGTGATATCTTCATCTATCAATAGCTTACTATTGAACCTCTTCGCCATTACTCTCCTTGGGTTCTCCTTGGCTATCCTCTTCATCATTCGAAGCCCCGCTTCGTTCATCAATGACTTCTCCAGTTGTTCGTTCCTCAATAAGATTAATGTCTCCAATTTTGTTTTTTGCATACGCTTTTATTGTATTTTTGTTATTGTTTATAAAATTTAGTATAAGTTTGTCTGACTCAAACCTTTTTACTGTGTCTATTAGCATTGCCTCTCTATCTACTCCACCACCATAGTACGCTTCCAATTCTTCATCACTTGCCTCCTTGTGGAATATATATTGGATAATATCATTTGCTATATTCCTTATTGTTGTTTTCTGTAGGTCTTTGAATGCTTTTTTCAGGTTATAGTTAATCATCTATTTTTATTTGCTTAGTTAATAATCCTTTCTTTTCTAATATCTTCCTATTTTCTTTCAAAGCTTTACGCACTCTTTCTTGGTTCTCTGGATCATTTTTTCTATCAATCTCTTCTTGTCTTTCTGTGTTGATTCTGTCTTGTTCGTGTCTCTTCCAGATTTCCGAGCTACAATCACATCCTGAATTCTTTTTATGCCACTTTCTATGTGGGCATTGCCATTCTCCATTCTTAGCCCTCATCATATCTTCGTATTGTTGTTTGTCGTATACTCCGTCTAGTTCTGAACTATTGAATGTTATGTTTAATTCTTTTATTCTAATGAATCCGTGTGATTCCTGATTCACTAGAGATTGTTGAAGTGCTTTCCCTGTTTCTTCTTTGACCCAATACACCATGCCACTTTTTTTAACTATTGCGTATAGATTTTCTCTTATTGTTATTTCACTCATATTTCTCTACCAGATCCCGCTTTCTTAAAGCTGACCTTTTTATTACCGAACCATGTTACTAATCTTCGTTCGACATCGAAGACTTTTTCCATCTGCCATCTTACCTTTGTTCCACTCTTGTTTGGTTCTGTCCAGTAGGTATAGAATTTTCTCATCTCTGCCACCACCCCTTCTCTGTTTCCACCTCCTTCTACTATCTTTTCAATTAATTCCTTTGCATATATACCGTCTTCAGAGAAGAATCTCTTTGCCTTTTCTCCCGGTGTTTCTCCTTTTTCTAGGACAGCGGGTTTTCCGCCCACCTCTTCCTTCTCTCTTTTTGTATATGTCACTAGGGTTTTGATTTCTAATCTTGAACCACCTGGATTGAATATCCTTTGGATGAATCCGTTCTTCTCTAGTCTTTCCAATGATCCACTTAGTGAGCGTTCTTGGACTCTAGATATTTCCGCAAGTAGTTCATTGCTTGCTATACACTTACCATCTTTCATTTTTTCGAACCAATATATCACAGCATACACCGTACTATCGCTTGGCCTTAGTTCTTCGCATTGATGTACTTCGTATGGGGTTATTAAGAAGTCTGGTTTTATCATGTTTATATATTTTATCACACCCTATCATAGTGTGCTAGTTAATTACTAAGATAATTTTTTATAGAGCTTTTTTCTCAATTCGTCTAGTGCTACCCCTTTAGCCTTGTCATATCCGTATTTGTCAGATAGCTCGTTAAAGTATTTGCTATTTGGGAATTCATATCCGTTAGGTTCGAACTCTGTCTCTCTTACGGTCTCTAGGAATTCGTGCCATTTCTGGGTATCTATAAAGTCGGTGGTTGTTCTCCTTCGTCTAACTATCCTGTTCATAAGGCTTACGTTGAATCCCAGGATGTTATCTAGTAGGGTATTACGGGCTTTCTTGTGAAGTCCCGGTGTTATTTCTATGTTGATATCTTCTTGGCTTTGAATTAGCCAATAGTCTACCACGGCCCCTTCAAAGAATTTTCTTTGTGATTCTGTCTCTGGGTTGAATAATTCATATGTTACCTTAATGACTTTTGGTTTCCATTCTGCTTCTACGGAGTTTTGTACCTCCTTTAACCATTTGTCTTTCTTGTCTATATTCCCTTGGTCTGGTGGTACTATCTCTTTTCCAGTTACCTCATAGAAGAGGGATATTTTTTTCGTTATCATAGTATTTGTTTAAGCGATCTCTTTTCTCTATTAGATTTTCGCCTTTGCTGTATTTCTTAAGTGTCGACTCACTTGCTCTATTCAGCATTATATAATCTAGGTAATCTTTTACTTTCTTTGTTCTAGCTTGGTCATGGACGTATTTTGCAATTGGTAATATCGCCCATTTTTCATTTAATCTTTGACCTTCCCATTGGAAGTTATGATGCCATTCTACTTTTTCGATTACAGCAAGTCTGCCTGTTACACAACATCTTTGGTAGTATGGATCTCTTTCCATCTCATTTCTTAGTTTCTTTGGTATTTGTTTGTTTAACATATATTTCAATTACTATTTCATCTTCTCCTTCATCGTGGAACACATCGCTTGGCCCAAGTATTTGAGTTGTTTGTTGGTTGTATCCGTTATAAATAACTACTTCACAGTCTCCGTGGGCATTATTTAATTTATTTAATTTTTCAATAAGTGCTTCTAGCCTCATAAATCTATATCTATTTTAGGTGGTATAATTCGACCTTCTCTTATTTCGAATCCTGGGATTTCCCAGTATTCTCCTTTTCCTTGGAAGTCATGGATTGTACACATCTCATTTGAATGCTCTGTTGTGCGGGACCCCTCGCTTTCTGTTCTTTTCTTCACTGTTACACTCTTTGATATTTCTTTACCGTTTAGGAAGTCTGCCCCTTTGGTTGTGATGCAGTAGTTTCCTGGTTCGTCTTTGATGTGGGCTATAAGGCCTAACTTTGTCATGTGAATGCAGTTTCTGCCTTGATTCCCGGTTAACTTACCTCTTTGTACTAATTCCTTTTCTATGTGTATTGCATTTATTCCTTTTTCATCTATTGCTCTCCACATTGTTTTTAGGACTGATACTACTCCGCGAGAAACGCTTGATTTGTATCCGAGACTTTGCCCACAGTGTGGGCAGTGGTCTCTAATCTCATCTTCACTATTTCTCTGTTGGTTTTCTAAATCCCATAGAGATGGATGTTGTGACAGGTTCGGCGATGAGTTCATAATTCTTCTTTGCTTTTTTTATAGATTTATCTAGGGCATCGACTTGCTCCTCTGTTGTTACAAGGTCCATTCCGTTATCTAGTATCATCTTTTCTGGATATTCGAAGGTTTTTCTTTCGGTTATATAGAATGTTCCTATTGGTGTTTTGTGGGTTGTTATTCCACCGAAGTTCATTTCTTCTAGGATCCTTTCGGCTATCTCTCCCATCTCTGTTTCTATTTTTTCTTTTTTATTTCTAAGTGAGATGTAATCCTCTAGGTCCTTCTCGCTAATAAACTTATCTGTTCGGTCTAGCCATTTGATATAGAATTCGTTTATATCTTTGAAGGCTTTTAGTATCACTTCTGTGAATTCGTCTAGTTCTCCATAGCTATATACCGTTTCAATTAACTCCGAGTCTACTCCTTCGATCGGTACTATCTCCCTTGTTTCTGGATCCCATTGGGTTGCGAAGTATTCTATGTACCCTCTTACGTTTGCAGGCTTATCATTCTTCATCCAGACTAGCCATGCTGTTGCTTTCATCTTTATGTCTGTTCCTAGTTTCTGTTCCCATTCATTTGCCTTCCCAGATTTGTAGTCAACAAATTCTATAAGGTTGTTTGTACCTTTTTGGTCCGCAATCTCTTCTTCGGTTAGTTCTTCGTGACTATCTGGGAATCCTCTCATCACTCTTCCCGGAGCAAGTTCTATTCTTATTTCTTTCTCTGAGACTGTGAATACTTTTTTAGCAGGCATTAGTCCGGCTTCAATGAGTTTATGGATTTTCTTTCCGGCAGACATTGCTGCTGTGTCTTGTATTCTATCTTCTAGAAAGTATGATTTTATAAAACTTGACCTATTCTCTATCCAAGCCTGTATGGCTGATGGGGAGAGTCCTTCTTTCTTTCCTGGGTAGAAGCTGATTGCTTCTACCGTTTCTTCTGTTTCTTTTTTCTTTGCCATAGATTTTATATTTCTTTATCTTTAGCCTTTTCGACTTCGGCCAATTGTTTTAATCTAAATGCTGCATGCTCTATCAAGGATTCGTATTGATCCTTGCTTAGTCCTAGGACACCTGCTTTACCACTCTCTACGAGGGCTAGTTCCTTCTTAAGTGCCTCAGACTGCTTATTTATCGTCTTTTCATCTTTCGCGCTATCTAGGCCGTCTTTTGCCCTTGTAAAGGCGAATGTGGTTGCGTTCTTAGCTGACTCTTCAAGGAATTCTGCATCCTTATCTTCTTCGGTTGATAGTCCTAGAAGTTGGGTTAGGGAGTATCTTCGTGCGTATGTGATTGCTGCTCCTATATCCTTCATCTCTGCTGCTTGGCTTATCTTAACAATTCCACTACTTATTTCATTAAATACTTCGTAGCGTGTTTCTCCAGTGATAGGATTTAGAGTCTGCCTTTTTTCGTATGTTTCATGTGTAACTATGGCCACCACTCCCCATGATGTTTCTTCTTTGACGTTCTCGTGGCGGAATGATAATCCGTGTTTTGCCATGAGTGGGTATAAGAATTCTGTTATGGCTGATAGTGGTGTAAATTTGTATTCTACTTTTCCACCGGCTTTTTTCTCAAAACTAACCTGCTCTGTCTTGGCGAGAGGTTTTAATTCTCCCTGCAGAGCAGATAGTGCTTCGAAGATATTTGCGTGTTTAATTTTTTCTGATTTTACTTCTCCTTTTACTACTGTTTTTTTTGCTGTCATTTGATTGTCGGACCATTCCCATTAGTGCAGGTCCGTATTTTTTAATGTATCTTATAAGATTTCGACTTTGTATGTAGTACCCGTTCTCTGTTCTTTTTACTTTTAATATGTTTTTATTTTCAGAGTCTGTGTTGATTAACTTTAGGACTGTTCTGTGGTGTTTTGCCCATGGCATGTATTCACCTTTTACAATGTCTCCTATTGTTAGTTCTTCACTAGGGCTTTTCTTTGTAAGGGAATCGACCAGTCCCTTAAGTGTTATTTTACTATGTGCTGTCATATTATGCTAGCTTGGAAGTGGATAACCCAAGCTTTGTTTTCATTCTACTAAGGAATTCGGATGCCATCGACACGGATCCGCTATTTTTGTTCATTGATTTTTCTAGCTGTTTTAATGCTTCCTCTCTTTCTGCTTCGTCTTCTATAGCGATGATACGCTTCATTTCTTCCGTGTATCTTCCTGTTTGGTCTCCATCTATAAGTTCTCTTATGATGAGTCTCTTTCTTTCAAGGATCTCCACGATATCTTCTTCTATGGTATCTTCTGCGATGTAATAGTATACGTTCACTGTTCCCTCTTGACCGATTCTATGGGCGCGGTCTTCAGCCTGGGAGTGTATCTCAGGGGACCACTCCATATCTGCGAACATTACAATTGATGCTTTTGTTAGGGTTATTCCCACTCCTCCGGCTTTAATGTTTGCGATGAATACTTTTGTTTTTTCATCATTCTGGAATGCATCTACTGCTTTTTGCCTAGAATCCATATCATCCTGCCCTGTTAGTGTTACTGCTTTGATTGGCTCATGTGAGTCATCATAAGCACTTCCTCTTTTTTCTTTTGAGAGTTCTTCTTTCAAGGACATAATGCTATTTGTGAATTGGCTAAATACTATTACTTTGTTTCCTTGTTCTACAGCACTTCTTATATCGGTTATGAGTCTTTGCATTTTGGCTCTTGAGCATACCTGTTTTAGCTTCATTAGTTCTACTAGGTGTCTCGCGTCCATAATGTTTTCTACGTTCTTTTCTATCTGGTTGTTTACAATCCATTCCACATATGCATCGAACGCGTTGTCGTATTCTTTACGTGAGTCTTTTGAGAGTTCACACATCTGTACCGAGATTATCTTCTCTGGTAGGTTTAGGACGTCTTTCTTCAGTCTCCTGAGTATTGAGTCCTTTGTGAATTCTCTGAGTTCCTGGAGGTTTGTGGCTCCGCTTTCGTCATTAAAGCGAATCACTCTTCCTGTCTTCATATAGATTGTTTTCAAGAAGGCCCCACAGTATCTTTTTGCGTATACTGTTCTTGCTCTTCCTATTGGATGTCTTATGCCTTTTAGTAGATTAAACATTTCTATAGGTCTATTCATTATCGGCGTTCCAGTCAGTTCGTAGACTCTATCAAGCTTTGTTATTATGTCGAGAGTGTTTACAGCTCTGATTGTCTTTTTACCTTTAATATAATGAGCTTCATCTACTATCGCTGTATCGATGTCCCCTTTTTCTATCATAGTAAGGATTTGACCTATATATTTTGGAAGCATGTCGTAATTTACTATTATCCATTTTGCTTCTACTAGGATTATTTCTTTACCTGATTCTACTACATTCACGGAATCTGTTGGGTATACAATTCTTATCTCACGTTTCCAGTTAATCTTTAACGATGCCGGACATATGATTAATGTTCCAACAGCTCCGTCTTCTTTTGATGCTATGATGGCCTGACGACTTTTCCCAAGTCCCATTTCATCTGCAATGATTACGCGTTTGTGATTCTTTGCGAATTCAATTCCTTCAACTTGATGATCGAAGAGATTATATTTTTCTTTTAAGTTTCCACTCTTAATGGTTTCTTCTATTGGTATTATTTTTCCTGCTATTTGTATTCCCTTAATACCACCATAGTGAGCAAAATCTTTTTTAACTAGTTCTTCTAGTTTTTTAGATACTTCATCATCTTTCTTGGTTTTCTTTTTGAATATAATAGATTTACTTGATTTGAACATTTGATTTAGTTTCCGAACATCTCACTATCACTCATTCTTGGTTCGGATTTTTTAGGAATATCATTGAACCGACTTTTCTTCAGGTCTCTACAAATAGAACATCTCTTTGGAGATTTGAAACCTTTTTCCTTAAAGAATTCTTGCTCTGATACTGTGAATAAAAAAACTGATTCGTTTGGACACTTTGTTCCTTCATATGGCCCTTGGCACTTTACTTCTATATCGTTCATAATTATTGGATTATTTTTGAGAATATATTTCTCGTTAAACTTCTAAAATGGTATATCTTGTGGCACTTCATCTGGTCCGTTAATTCCCTCATATGAGTCTTCACTCTTATTCTCGACCTTGGGTTTTTCTTGACTTGTTGTTTTTTGTGTTCCTGGAGCACCTGGACCCATTTGCATTTGTCCAACTATAATTTCAGTTCTATAATGTTTTACTCCGCCCTTTTCCCAGTTTCTTGTTTTAATTTCTCCTATAACATTTATAAGCTGACTTTTCTTTACGTACTGATTTATAATTTCGGCAACTTTTCCAAATGCCACCAAGTTATGAAACTCAGTCTCTTCTTTAAGTTCTCCATTTTTTAATTTATATTTTTTTGATGTAGCTAGTGATAGACTTGATACGGCTGTACCTCCCGGAAGGACCTTTCCTTCTGGATCTCTCACTACTCTTCCTATAAGAATTACTTGATTTAGATTCATTGTTATTTGATTTCAATTTTAATGTTGTAATAATCGCACTGTGCTTTCTGCCAATCTGTTAGGTAGTAGTTTTTAAAGACCCTGGCTTGGTCCTTCCACTCTTGGCATTCAGTTGTTGCTCGCTTTGCTTCAGCGTATATGAATGTTTTTGCCAATAGTCTCATTCCACCCCATGATATCACTAGCATGAGTCCTATTACTAATATCATTACTATCCACATCCACACTTTCTCTCCTTTACTTAATTTTTGCATTTGATTTTATAGATTTTTAATTTATATTATTCGACCTGTTTATATTATATACTTCTCTGGCATAAAATGCTACTAGTCTTTAACTGTTGATAACTTTTTGTGTGTGCCTTATCTATCTCTATTACTGTATTTAATATATTACTTATATGCTGCACATTTGTGCGACCCCCTATACAAACATATATGTTGCACATTTGTGCGATGGGGGTTGCACATTTGTGCGACCCCCTATCTATAGAAAAACCCCATTTTATAGGGGTTTTTGAATGTGTTGTTTTATATTTTCTAGCTCCGGGTATATCTTGTAAGCATTTTTTCCTTTGCTTTTACAGAAGATAAACCAGTAATCGATACACTGTATTTCAGTCCATATTCTGTTTCCCATTGGAAACATCTGGTGGAATCCATACGTGTGACAATTTGAGCAAGCATATAATTTGGGACCGTCTCCATACCATTTTTTTGGGAAGATATGATGTTTTGTTTTAACATTACGATGCACATACATCTTATCTTGTTCATAGATACACCCACAGATTGGACAAGTCTCTTCAATGAAGAGCTTGGCCTTTTTGCCTTTTCTCTTCATCTCTATTTATTTTAAGGTACAATTTGCTTGTAGCGGGAATGGGAATCGAACCCATTTCTCCTGGATATGAGCCAGACGAGACACCATTTCTCTATCCCGCGATATTATAGATACTTTTTATACTTTCCTGTTTTATATACCACCCATGCTTCGAATCCTTGTTCGTCTTTTATTTTTTTAGCCGATTCGATATTTCCCTCTATTGTGACTAATCTTGTTGGGCATATTTGTCCTTTAACATTTACTTGTGCAATTCCACAGTCTACACTCCAAGCCTTTTGTCTATCTTCTTTTTTACAATATGTTGAATACCTTTTTCCTTTCTCATTGTAATAAAAACAATTGTAATTTTTAGCTTCTAGTTTTGGTTTTCCGTTTTTATCAATTCCACCTTCTGCCTTAAATATGGCCATCATTATTTGATAGTCATCTTTGAATGTTTCCTGCACTTGTTCTTCAAATGTTTTTTGTGCATATGGTATGTTTGGAGCTTCCGCGACTCCCTTTGTGCCTATGGCTAACAGGGAGAGAGTTGCTAGAAGTACCATTGTTTTTAGAATTTTCATATTTCGCGGTCTTCCCCGCGCGTATTACTTCTTCAAGAAAATTGCCCAGAATGCTGAGGATGCTCCAAGTATCCCAAGTATTGATTTCCAGATAGCTGTTCCCTCTAGGAAATAGTATCCTACTCCAAGGAGTACAGACAATCCTATTGTTATCAATTTTGTTATTCCTGTATCTGTTCCCCACTTTCCTTTTATAAAGTTTATGACTAACGATAGTGCTGCCCCTACTATTGCTATACTTGCGAATGCTCCAATGTTTGCTTCCATATATATAATTTATTTATTTATACCACCCGACAGTGGTGTCTTAATTATACCTTACTTAATTATCAATGTGAAGTCACTTTTCCCCATGAGTGTGCATAGTTTATCTAGTGCCTTTCTTGATTCGGATACACTTGTTTCGCTTGATGTCATTCCTGGAAGAATACATCCTTCTGTATCTTTGGCCCAGTTTCCTGGGTGGATAAGTATCCCTGATCTACCTAATACATTTTTAATTCGATATATCCCACATTTATATCTTTCGCTATATTCATATTTACATTGATATGTTCCCATAGTTATACATGACTTGTTTCTTGCATTATTGGCCCAAGGAAGCTCCAATGTCTTGAATGTGAGTATATTACCGTCTTTGCTAGCTATGGCTGTTCCTATGGTTGGTTTTGCCCCATTTAGGGCCCTTGTTAGTTTTACCACAGGCAAGGCTTTGGCCTTTTCTAGTATTTCATTTGGTATGTCTGTAAATACCATCATATCAGTTAATTCTTGTGTTCTCCATTTGAAGTATCCATCTCCGTTATTTCCCCACTTTTTCCCCCATGTATTTCTTATATAGAATTTGTCGCTACTGTTATATCCATAAGCAATGACTCTATGAAGTCCATCTTCTCCACTTTTTATGTTTGTTCCATAGTTTCCTACCGATATTGTAATTGCGACCACCCCATTTTGGTATATAGCTTGTTTGAGTGCGTCTATATTGTTTTGAACTTCAGCATATCCTTTTACTCTGTATGGATATGCATCTTCTTTTATTTTTTCAGTCTCTTCGATCTTTATATATTCTTCGTGAGATAAATCTGTATTATTTATTACAGTATCTTCAGTTGCACATCCTTTTTCTGTTTGTATTTTAGCCACAACAATAGGGTATGTACCTTCGCCAGAGACTCCATCTAGTTTTTTTGCGAGTGCATATAAATATCTAGGAGAGAATTTCTTTACCTTTCCAGTTTCTTTATATTCGTTATATGCATGTACAAGTGCATGAGCATGTCCAACACAAGCCCCAAGTTTCTTTTGGTCCATTACTGGAATAAAAGATATGTTTGTTTTATAAGACTTTGGTATTTTAACAGGAGATTGAACCTGTGCCAATTTTATTATTCTTGGATCTTTTGGGTTTTTTAATGTTCCACTTAGATTATATTTTTTCATTGTTAATTTATTTTATCGATTAATTTTTCTAGGACCCTATTGTGATTTTCTATTGAGTTCTTCACAGCGGTCATTGTTTCTGTTGCCTCTTTAACAAGTTGTGTGTTTGTGTGGTTATTTTCCATCACAAATGATGAGTAGTCTTTTCTATTTTCACGCAATTCTTTAATAAGTTGCCAACATATATAGCCCATCACAGCTACTGCTGCGACTGCTATTCCTAATTCTTTAAGTGCGGAAAAGTCCTCCATTATTTTTTTCGTGTTAAGGAAATATATCTACTGTATACTTCCTGGGTTAATAATTTTTCATCTTTCATTTGTGCCAATTTGGCCTTTCTTTCTGCTATTGGAGTATTTTCCATAGCTGATTTTACAACCCTTGCTCTTGCTTCGACCTTTGCTTCTTGGATAATGTCATCTAGATATGATGCCTTCTGCTCATCGTCATATCTCTTATAAGCCCTCTCTCCCATTGCTTTCTTAACTTCCTCATATGAGTATCTTCCTGCCATTTTCCACATGTCTGCGTTTTCCTTATCTGTAAGTGATTTGTATCCTGCATTTGGTCCTAGTGCTGTTGGTGTTACTGGGAATCCTTCATCCATCAACCTTCTCCATTCCTTTGCCACCGGATCATTGTCTGGAGCAGTTTTGTTTCCTGGTCTTGATGCATCCAACATTATAGTTAGGAAGCTTTGTGTTTTTATTGGTTTTCCGAATGCATCTATCTTTGGTTGCAAGTTTTCTCTTACTCCTGGGATACGAGATACTATTCTTTGGCCTGGTGTACTTGTTTTTCTTTCGTACTTGTCTATTCCTCTTGCGAAGTCTGCCACTAGAGTTGGCACGATTGATCCTGCGAGTGACGATGCGAATCCATTAAATGATCTAGTTGGGTCTTTTATTGCATCAATGAATGTGTTTACTCCAGATAGAAATGTCTGTTCTGTTAACGCACTACCTGCTCCGGCTCCTGCCTGAGCTAGTCCGCCAGTGAAGGATCCTGTATCATTTATTCCTTTCTGTAGATTTCCTCCTATTATTAATACCATTCCAAGTGGACCTAGAACATTTACGTTTCTCCATTTTCCACCCATTAGGATTGTGTTTGGTTGCCTACCTTCTAGTTCCCATTGCTTTCTCTCTTTTTCGCTTGTTGGGAATGATAGATTCATCATTTTGTTATTTAACAATTCTCCACCAATTGCCAATCCAGCAGTTCCGGTTATTCCTCTTCCTATCCCTTGGGAGAATAATCTTTGGTCAAATCGGCCCTTTCCAATGTTTTCTATAATTGTTTTTACGATTCCCACTGGTGTGTAGTTTATCATCGCATTGGCTACGTTTGCCGGAGTCTTTGAGAATGGAAGTATTATTTCAATTCCCTTTGCTAGATTCTGGGCTTTTCTTGCGAGCCATGAATCATTTTGGAATACTGCAGTCTCGGCATCTAACGTTGCATATTTAACCATATCATCTGTTGGGTTCTCTATAAGTTTCTGAGCGTACTCCACTGCTGCCTTTCCTTTTAGTCCTTGGTTCTTTGCCTGTGCGGCTGCTTGGTTAGCCAATGACCTTGCTCTTGCTGTGTAGTAAAATGGTTGGTCCTCCGCTCCTAGTAGTCCGAATACTGTGCTGACGTATTTATCTAGGGCCTGAGCTACCTTTCCTTTTCCAAAATTAACTTTTCTATAATCTAGTTTGTTAGCTACATTTCTTTCATCGAAGCCTGTTTTCAAATAGTCCCATCCCTTTTTTACTCCTTCACTTGCTCCTTTTATGGATCCTTTATTTGTTAATACCAGAGTTCTTTCTCCTGTGAATAATGACGTTATTTTATCTACCATTGAAGCTGGTATGTCTTTAGCTGTTTCTGATATTGCATGGGATAGGTTTGAGGCGATATTTACTCCTGTTGTTTTTAGTCCTGTTAGAAGTCCGGCTTTCCACACGTTTATAATTTTACTATATAGAGTTGATGGAATCATCTTCGCCATTTTGTCTGACAGTTTTTGAAGCTCTCGAGCCTTTTCTATTCCGTCTTCCATCTTGTTTATCCTAGTCATTGTCTCTGTAATATCTTTTAATTGCTCTGATGTTAGTTCTGGAATTTTCTTTGATTTCCCAAGGAAGTTTTGCATTGTTCTTTGTCCTGCTTTTTCATTGTATTGCTGTATCTTTCTTGCTGCATATCTAGCCATTCCTTCTGGTGTCATCCTTCCTAGAAGTGAGGCTGCTTGAATAGCCCGACCGCTTTCGGTTAGGTTTCTTGCTGCTTCATTTGCTATTTCTGCTGCTTGTGCATATAAATCGTTCTTTGTTAGGGCGTCTGTGGCCGCACGAGCTCTCTGTGAGTATTCTTCTATGAGTTTGGATGCTACCGCTACAGCTTCATCGTTTGTTTCTGTCATTGCGATATTCTTAGCACGCTCTGGGTCTGTTTTTATAACCTCATCTGCAAAATCCTTAAGAGATTGATTTGCTTTTCTTTCGTATTTTCCTTTTAGTAGTGGACCGATAGTTGGTTCCATTTCACGTGTTCGTGTTATGAATTTTCTTTCTAGTCCATCTGGTTTTTGGATTGTTTCTTTTACGATATTATCTGTTCCTTTTCTTGCTCCTTCCGCCATTACCTCTCCGATTGATTTTACTCCATCTTCTTGTAGAGTTCTTTCTGTTATCTGTGTAGGTCCCCATAATCTTTTTGGTACATTAACAGCAGTTCCACTGTATGCTCTATCTGCATCTTTTCTTCCTGTGTATAACATTGCCTCAAGTAAGTTTTTTGATTCACTCTCTGGCATAACGATGTATGAGAATTTACCCCTTTCGAATGTTATAGGAGCGGGAAGTCCACCCAATTTTTTCCATTTGAATGCATCATCTGCCACCGTAATAAAGGTATCAATATCTCCTGGCATTGCTTTTCCCTCCACGCTTGATCCAAATAATTGTACTTTTTTTATTTTACTTGGTTCAATTCCCGGTATGTCTGTAAAGTTTTCTTTTATTATATCTTCTGTCACAGACTTTGATACTCTTTTAGGTAGAATAGTTTCAGCAATTTTTGGTGTAACTTCTTTTGCTCCAGTCTCTACTGTCTCCACTTTTTCTCCTGGCAACATCTCTCCCATATTAAATCCTCCTTTTTCTTTTATAAATTGTGATGTTTTTGTATTTATTGCATCTTTGTATTCTTTTTCCATTCCAAGGTCTTTAGCCACCTCAGTCAGATCTACCTTTTTGCCTGCACTATTTTTCACTAAATTAATTATCTCATCTGGTGTTTTTTCTATTGTTTCTTTTGCAATCTCCCTAACTCCTTTCTTTGCTACTTGTCCGGCTATTTCTTTTGCTCCGGCTTCTATTCCTTTCTTTATTCCCTTTCCTTTGCCTGCAGTTCCTGGATATATATCCAATCCTGTAAGTGCGAAACCAACGAACGGTCCCACCTTTTTAGCTTTTTCCTTACTTACACCAAATCCTTCTAGGGTTTCCTGTCCCATTATTGGTATTGTTTTTATTCTTTCGTCTCCTAGTAATACTTTCCCAAGAGTCCCAAAGTCTTCTTGTGGGTTTATTTCTCCGATATTTTCTTTTACTTTCTTTGGGGCTACGGTTAATGCGGTTGATAGTATTGCTCTTGGAATTGATTGAGCTATATCCACCGCCATCTTCCCTGTTTCTTTTGGTATTTCACGGGCTACATCTATTGCTCTAACTTTGTTTGGTTTAGGAGCTAGATATTCTCCGATTGTACCGGTTGTTTTTTCTATAATGTTTGGAGTCTTTCCTTGTGATTTTTCTGCATCAGTAAGAGTAAAGAAGTCTTTGAGACCCTTTGAAGCTTTAGACGTAATTTTTTTAAGGAAGTTTTCCATAATTATATTTTTTAATTACCGAATAATTTTGTCAATTGTCTCTTGAGCCATCCTGGTTGTGATGTGGTTTCTGTCTCTGTATCAATAGAATCGTATCCATTTTCTGTTGGTCCTGCCTCTCCTTCGATCCATTCTATATCTCCGGTATTGTTATCATACCAGTATAGTGGATCTCCTGATTTAGGATCCTTTACTAGAGTTCGATTGTCTCCACCACTTCCTCTCATCTGTGCGATTTCAAGTGCTTGGGATAGTGATCTATCGAATTGCTCATTCTTTATTTCATCTTGTAATGCCTCTCGAAGAGCTTTTTGGTATTCACTCTTTTTTCCTTCTGTTTCTTTTGTTAGGCCTGTGTAGTAATTATAATCAAGAGTTTTGTCTCCGACTACATTCTCCACAATCTTATCTATCTCTCCTAGGTTTGTATTGTATTCTCCTGCGAGTCCGTTCCTCTCTGCAATTAAATTATTTATTTCACTGTTTGCTAAATCTACCATATTTCTTGATTGGCCAGACATTTGTGCTGCTGATAGTCCTGGATTGCTTTTTATAAATGTAGAGATATAACTATCTCTCTCTTGTTTTTTGTTTGCAATTTCGTTATCAATATCACTCATTTGTGTTTTCTTTTCTGCAAGCCCTCTCTTTTCATATTCAGTATTGAATGTATTTGTTGAGATATCTTTGAGAGCTTTGAAGCTTTCATCTCTTTTTGCGTTGTAGTCTTTTAGATTTGTGTCAAGAGATGTAGTGTCATACATGCTAGTTGTATCTGGAGTCTCTCCTGACATTTCTCCGAGTTGTGATTTAACTTCATCAACATATGAAGTCTCTGCCCCTTTCTTTTCTGGAGTTCCAATTGAAAGATTTTCTCCTTCTTTCACAAGGTCTTTATTCCCAGAACTATATCCGGATATACTATCCACACTTGTTCCATAGGCTTTTGCTATGTCGCTTAATGTATCCCCCTTTTTTACTTTATATGTTGTTGCCATATTGTTTGCTAGATTAAATTAATAATGTTTTTTATTCTTACTATATTATACACTACACGAGTGTCATTGTATACCACAATCCATCACTTAATGCCCGAAATCTTTTGTTTGTTGTATCGTAATAAATTGTCCCATCTTCCCAGTACCCCCCTGATTCTGGACCGTCAACATCTGCATATCTTCCTATTGATATCGCCCCTGGGATAGAGAAGTCATACCCGAAATCATAGAATTTATCTATGTCTATCATCATTTGGAGATTGTTTGTTCCTATTCCATATAATGAACCAGAGTATATTCCATTTGATGTATAGAAATTTATCCCGTCATTGGTTATTTCTAATCTTATATTTCCACTTTGAAACAATCTTATTATTTTCCCTATGTTTGAAGACATCTCCTCCACTGTCATTGGTTTATCTATAAGGTTTTCCCAATAAACACCATCGGGAAGTTTTGTTTCTTCGACGTAATCAGGTGTGAAGATTTTTCCTTTTGGTTTTAGGTCTAATTCTGTCATAATTAAATACTGTTATTGTAATCAAAGTATATGTTCACTGAATCGATCTCTGGGGTTGTGTTTTGATAATGGTATAGTCTTACTCTAAACTGGATACTTTCCCCAATTGCTTCGATATCAAACACTCCCTTTGTTTCTCCTTCTACGTTAATTAGCTCTCTATCGTCTGACATCTTTGTTGGGATCCATCCGTTTGCGTCCGCTGCGTCTTCTTCCTCTTCTGTTATACGGGTCGCCTTGTAATCTAGTCCAACACTACACCCCGCAGGAAGTGGATCCTTTAATGTTATTTTTATGTGTCTAATGAATTTCTCTTGCTCGCTTTTATCTAAGTTATAAACAAGTGATTCATATATTGCATCTGCTTTTACTGTAGCACTTAATAAATCTATTCCGTATGTTGTTCCATCTTTCCAGGATACAAACAAATTATCTCCATTTCCAAGTATAGATCCAATAGTTGTTCCCGTTATTTTTCCATGGCTCGGAATATATTCTAGATTTAGAGCACGCGGGTCATTCAAGTCTTGTCTTCCCAAGGTATACACTCCATTTTTTGTTCCTCCATTCATTCCGAGAAGGACTAGACTATTCCATAAACAAACCCCACCTGGTTGTGTATTTTTTACTCCCGGTATTCTTATAAGCGGAGATGTCTCTGCAAAGTTCCAGTATTTTAATATACCATTGTCTCCAAGTTGTGCCATTATTCCTCCTTCATAGAATTCCATTCCTTTTATTCCTTGGCCTTGTGCAGATTTTTTTGTTATCCAACTAGGAGAAAGCCCATCCCATGTTAAGAAGAATCCTTCTGTTTGTATTAAATTATCAGTTCCTACTATTATTCTATCGTTACGATCTAATAGGCTTCTTGTATTAAAATCTGGCGGTAATGTTAGAGCTGTCATATTCACACTGTCATCATATCCATAATACACAAGAACATTCCCATCATTTATTATAACTCCACCATTAAATAGTCTCATTGTGTGGTAGTATGGAGTTCCTTGGTTTAAGAAAGAGCTACCAACATCTGAAACTTTTCCAGTCCAAACATCTGTCGCGTCTGATAGTTTTATTCTTTTTAGTTTATTCATTGTTGCATATAAAATATAAGTATCTGTGCTTGACTTATACTCTATTGCTCCTGTTATTCTTCTATTTGGAGCATATGCATCTGTGTCTGTGTAAACTAATTCCCATCCATATATTGATCCAACTGGTTCACGTCTATATATTTTTCCAGTATCTCCAAATGCCAAATATGAACCATTGCTCATTTTTAGCATTACTAAAACTAGGTCTGTTACTACAGTCCCACTATCTTTTAATAATGCTTGTTGACACTTAAGACTATTGTTTTCTCTGATGTTTAGATTTTGTCCATATGCGAAGGACCCGCGAACACCTTTGTTTATTCGTGGGCTTATTCCTCCATAGAAGTCTTCTATTCGTAGTACGTTTAGGTCATCCATATCTTACCATCTAGAAGTCTTTGCGGTTCCTCCTTCTCCTTGAGGCCCTTCGACTTCTGTTTGTCCTTTGATCTGTGCCAATACACCTATTTGTGGATCTAGGACTTCTGATAATTCGGCCTTTGCTTCTGCATACTTTTTTGCCTTACGTAAACATGAAGCAAGAGCTATTCTGATTATTGCTTCATCGAATTCCATTGGGGTAATAGGTTCGTCTTCGTCTGTTTGATCTTCTAATTTTTTCCATCCTTTTAGACCAATAAGCGACATTGTCTTTCCGTCTTCTGGAATCCCATATAAGAAATAAAATCCATTGTGATTCGTAAACACGAGGTCATCACTTGCTTCTTGTTTCTTTTCTTGGAATTGTTCCCAGTTTACACGTCTTCGTCCGGCTTGTCCTGCTGGATAACTTTCTCCTTCGATTGCTAAATAGTATATTGAATTTGGTTTGAATCTATATATCCCTCCTGGATAATCATAGTATTCTCTTTGTTCTTCTGTTTGTTTTGTTAAAGCAAGTTCAAGGAATGGCCATCGGTAGAAGTTACATACAGTCACTCCGGCATCATCAAGCCATTGGATCTTCATTGTTTCGGTCCAAAATCCTGATACTTTTGCCGCACTTATTTTGTCATTAAGACCTTGTAATAATTCTGCTTTAGTCATGGTTTTTATATTTTAAATTATAATCCTCTTCATCTCCGTGTTTAGAATACTTGACGTTGTATTCTTCGGAGTCTCCATGAGGTGGATACTTCAACCTCCAGAATGGGTGACGTATTGTAGTTATCGCATTCAATCTAACTTTTAATAATTTTGTTACATCCCTAGCTATTTTTATTGTTGTATTACTCAACGATGTTAGAAATACTTTTCTCATTACAATCATTACTGTCGTTACAGATGTTTGTGCTTCTATAAGCATTTTGAGTGTTCTTATTCTAATTATTTCTATGTTTTGTGTAGAAATTGCCTTTATGTTTTTAGTAATACTCTTTTTTATGTTTGTGTTAATTATACCATAAGAATACAAATTCTTTAATACACTTTTTATAATGTTTTGGTTTGTTTGAGATATTACAGAAAGAATCTTTGTGCTTTCTTTGATTATCTTAACTATTGTATTTGTTGCAGAAATTAATGTAATAAGTAGTATTCTTTTTGTTTCCAGAATAATTGTTTGTGACGATATTGATTCTATCTTCTTAGATACTGTTCTTATGTATTTTGCAGATATATTTGTTACAGCTGACAGTATTATTAAAATACGTACGTTTAAAAGAAGAAAATATCCATCTTCTTTTAATAACTTATCTCCATTTTCTAATAATAATTTATCCATAATTTATATATTTGTATCTAAACTTTTTACATTTGCAATAGGATTTCCGTTAATTGTCTTTATGTTTGCTCTTGGATTTGTATTATATGTTTTTAGGTTTAATGGTCCTGGAGTTATTACTGGATTAAGAGCTACTGCGAAAGCGTGTTTTTGGTCTCTAGTTCTACTTGCTGTAATATCCATATTACCAGTAGCTCCATTACTATCCCAAGTATAGTGAGATATATCCATTAGATAACTCAAACTTTGTGCTCCTTGTTCGTAGTCCTCGGTAAAAGTTCCTGGATTTGTTGGAGGGGTAAAAGAAGTAGAAAGAGAATAGTAAAAACCACCAAACACAATTAACGCCGAACCAGTTTTAGTTATATTTATAGAAGCAGCTCTTATTATGTTATCATTAGTTAAATAAGATGTGTTTGATAAAGTATCTATTGGGTCTGATGAGTCAAATCCTCCACGATATGTAAAAATACCTATTGTTAAAGTTGTATTTATTGGTGTAGTCCACTGGTATGAAGAACCTTCACTAGAAGCAATTTTATAATATAATGCGTAGTTTTCATTTGTTCCTAAAAGTGTCCAACCAGATGGTGCAGAATCAGGATTTCGCCCACAAATAAATGCAAACATAATATCTCCATCGGATGTACTATTAGGTTTATTAGCGATATGATAATAACCATAAGATGTTATTGTATATGTTGCACCTATATAAGATATTGCCATACTAAGCTACCGTGGATTGCTGGTCACTTGATGGCATAAAGAATATGACATCTGCTGAAACCGCGAATCCTATTACTCTAATAATTGCGTCTGCTCCAGTTGGTATTGTATTTTGAATAGTCCCTGGGGTTTCTCCTGCATATAAAGTGTCTCCGATTGTCCAGTTCCAAGTATCATCTCTGACAAATGAACCAGGGAGTGCTACGAGCATTGCTTGTGTATCTGCTTTTGCTTCTAACGCTATTCCAATCATTCCTTTACAAGTCGCAACTGCATCAGCATCTACGAGTAACCATTTTCCACCTGTTCCCAAAAATACTAATTCAGATTGTGCAATTGTTGCTCCTGCCTGGATAGCATTTGTTACATTACCTGTTGCTGTGTGGTCTGATACTGGAATAGAAAGGTTTATATTGCTTTGCTGTATTATTTGACCTGTCATTGTCCCTCCCGCGAGTGGAAGTTTTGTATCTAGGCTATCCTTTACAAGTTTCTCCGAAGGATAATGTGTATCATCTGGGGTTGCTTGGAATGATGTAACCTTATTTGCGAGTGTTTGGAATAGTCCAGTTGCCCAATCATATATTGCTTTTGCTGTTAGATAGAATACATCGGATGTTGTATTCCCGGTCATTGTCGTTTTCTTGTTTGCACTGTCTTCTGGTACGTAACTTATATTTGAATTGAGTACGGCCCAGTTTGTAAGCGTCTGCCCTGGTGTATCAACCAATGCTACGATCGAATCTCCTACATTTATTGTTACTCCTCCTGGAGCTCCGGCCCCTGATACTATCCATAGGTCCCCTTTCATTATGGCTCCACCTGCCCCAGAACCGCCCGTAGATGGGAATGTATTACCTGATAGGTCATACGCTCCTCTTAGGTCCAATAGGCCTGCTACAAGGCCATCTGCGTAGTCTTTGACAGCTTTTACACTAGGGTATTTTGTATCACTTTCTCCGTCTGTTGTTACGCTTATAGATTTGTTTGCTACAGCTTCTTTCTCTCCGTCTAGTTCATTGATTGCTCCCTGTACTGTTGTTGCGGTTATATTCCCTCCAGGAGTATTTGTTATTGCACTTCCAGGGTGTGAATCAGTTGCTTCTCTTCCTGTTAAGTCTCCGTGGTCTTGTGGTGTTGCATATGTGAATGTTGTATCAAATGCAGAGGATATTGATGTTGCTGTTGCTGCATTCTCCGCAACAATTAACTTTGCCACCAATACAGCATGCGAAGATATTACAGATGGAAGTGCTGGGACTTGTGCTGCCTGTGCCCGTGCTAGGCTATAGTTTCCTGTTCCTAGGACTATATATACATGTTTAACATCTTCTACACCTCTGAATATCCAGTTAACTGCATACTGTGTTCCCGCTCCAGATAGAGCTACAAGGTTTGTTCCGTTATCGTATTGTGTATTATTATATTGAGTTACAACACTCTGTGTCCATGCCCCTCCTACGTGATACCAGAAGAATAGATTATCAGCTGCGGTTAGTACGGCTTCTAGTGGCACTTTAACTGCTCCTGTATAGACAATTCCAGAACCTACATTCAAGTTTCTTGTTCCATATTCTGTTACGGCAAGTCCTGTCTGACGTCTATATCTTTGAGTTTTTACGATTGATTGATGTAATTTGTTAGCCAGTGCAAATGCTAGTGAGTCCCAATTTTGTCTATGCAAATATATTCCATTTCTAAATGATGTATATATTGGGATTACTGTTGTTTCTGTAATTAATTCTACGTCTGTTATTACTTTAACAAGAGGACTTCCTCCGTTATAGTCTGCGACAATATAGTTTATAACTCCATCTGTTAGAGTAAATGTTCCTCCTGCTAATGCATATTTTGTAGTCTTTCCACTTCCATTTGCATTCGCGCATAGACAGTATTCTCCTGCTCCTATTGTTACGGATCCATCTCCATTATCTGTCCATGTTGGGACTCCGCATACTCCATTTGAAAACTTAGCGAACATATCTCTTAATTGTGCGAGTGTTATCTTTCTTGATTCTGGTACTGTTTCGGTATCTACTACAACATACCCCAAGTCTGTATCTTGTGGGTTTGTTTCCTCTGTTAACTGTGTTAGTTTTTGATCTGCCATAGTATTTATTTGATTAAACTAATAATCTTATTCGCCTATTCCTGGCCACCTAAATGGCCAGAGTAGAAGAACAATTAGTTTATGGAATGGCGCGCCCGTCCATAACCTATGCCTGTTGAATTGTTACAGTGAATGCAATTGATTCTCCAATCTCTAGTGCTATTCCACTAAACACTCCACGGACATAACAATTTCCAGAAGTAGAAGCGTCAAATAATGCTGCTTCTGTGATTGTTTTAGGAGCTCCCGCTACGGTTAATGCTCCATCAACTTTGAATGTATCTCCTGTCACTGCAGTTGTTACAACGGTTGCTGTTCCATTAACTCTTGCTTCTGCTGCGGGGGTTTCTAGTCCAACATCTGCAGGATCTGCGTCTGTTGTCCCTGTTCCCCATCCAATATATGTAGGCTTTGTCAGCTGTACATTATTTAGAGCTTGGGTTAACCTTGCTCTTGCTGTGTCTGTTAATATAGTAGTCATAATTATTTTTGGATCAGCTCAGCTGTTCCATCTTTACTATTAGCTATTTCTCCAAGGTTCTCCCATCGACCGGTCCACGATATTCGCTTTTTGCCGAGCCAGAGCCATACACTCTTTGGTACTAGCTTTGGCTTTCGGTCCCAAGCGATTCGGAACACGCGGGCCTGTATACTTATACTTTGTTTTGTATTTGCTCCTTCCATAGATTTTAGTAGGCTCCTTTATCTGATTCCGACTCATCAGCTAAGATCAATGCTTCAATTATATCTTTCTTCTTCATTGTCTGTTTAAATACTTTCTTTTCTTTTGCAATTTTTACGAGGTCTTTATATTCCATGGCTTCGTAATCATTATCTGTTGTTGGACCCTTTTTTGCTCCTTCTTCGTTGCCATTTATCTTGGCTTCTTTTTTTGCTAGAGCTGCTTCTCTATCGTTTAGCTCCTTCTCTCTTTCTTCAAGAGTTTTGAGCCATTCTGTCTTCTCTCCGGCGATGTCTTTCACATTATCTGGAACACGAATGTATACATCTCCGAACATCTTTTGACTCTCTAGGAAACTTATAATTTCTGGGTCAGTGGTTCGGTACTCTCCTGCTTCGAATTGTACACTTGTTCCATTGACCGTCACTACTCTTCCGTCTACTTCTTTGTTATAGGAAGGTTTTACTACAATTCTTAGTGCGCGATAGCGACTAATATATGTAGCAGGATTATGGTCTTTTATTTCTGTCATATATTTTATAAATATATTAATTAATAATGTTCAGGATAGTTGTGTCCTGATTGCGGTCATAGGTATTGCGATCAGGCAAGGAACCCATGACACACAACTATCGGTTTCTAATTAAAGAGCACCTTTAGAGGCGATTGCGTGGCGTGATTCTTGTTCGAATTGAAGACCTACTTCTGATAGGTATTCTTCGATTACTTCATCGTCGCCATTTGCTTGGCGGTCTGTTAGCAATTTAGTATCACGTGCAGTCAAGTAGCGATAACTAAGGGCTTCCATATCCAACACTACGCAGAAGTTACCAAACCTTGTTCCAGTTAGTAAATCATGCTTAATGATGTTGAGTGTACCGTGTGCGGAAACATACTTGTTGATAAGGATCCCGTAGGTCTTTTCACTTTGTACGATCTGAACTTTATTCTTAGCCCATTGATTTATCTGTGAGATAAATGCTGCTGAAGCGTAAGCGTATTTTTCAGTGTTTCCATGTGCGAATGCACTCTCAAGGAATGTTTCGAATTCTGCTTCTGTATCTACGTTTGCTGTTGCGTATGTAGATATTTCTGCAAGTATTCCCATAGTATAACGGATTGGATGAGTACCTGATGTAACCTTAGCTTTCTTTCCAAATAGGAAAGCGCGTTCGATATCCACCATGTGTTCAATACCTTTCTTTCTACGTTGGTAGTCGAAATCATTCTCACGAATGAATGTCTTAGTATTCTTGGATGTTTCAGTTACTCCGAATGGAGTACGGAAGATTTGACAGTATCCGACTTTCTCGGCTGCTGTCGTACCTTTTATAGCACGTAGGCCCGCACCTTCTTCATTAGCATTACCGATGATCCATAGAGTCAAGGATGATAAATCCAATGTACCTGTTACTCCGCCAAGTTCAGCTGACAATGATAGTGTATCTGTAGAAACTGCAGTGACCTTGTGGACATTACCGCTTGCTACGAATTTAACTACATCGCCTACTGAGAAGTTAACTCCTTGGCCAGTTGCTAAAACGACATCGAATGCAGAACCAACAGCCTTACCTGTTTGACTTGTAGTCGTAGTCCCTTCGCGTGTTCCAAAAGTATCTTCATACCATTTGAATTCTGGGTCAGTAGTCTCCTTTTTCTTGAGAGCTTTTCCTGCTTTAGTTACTGGGTCCTTTCCTGCATTCGTAAGAATGGCAAGCAATGGGTATCTAGCAACGTCTAGCAATGAAACAACATCGGCAACATCGTACTTTCTTCCTGCGACATTTGCTGTATCTCGTGTAGTAGACATATATTTTTTACATGTGCTTATTGATAATTAGTTTAGGACCGACCGGAGATCAGAGTTCTCCTTGCCCTTACTTGTTACCACTTTAGATTGTCCGTTAGGTTATCCTTGTGCGGGCCTATTGGGTCACGGAGGGTTACTCTCCGGCATAAAGCTACATTTATTATAACAGTTCTAATCTTATATTCCAAGTCCACCCATTGGATTAAAACCGCCTGATCTTCCACCTTTCATGATTCCTTGTTTAACTCTATCCTCATCACTTAGGACCGGCTTGCCATCTTCTCCTTCTGGCTTCTCTACCGCGGTCTTTATGATTTTCTTTTTCTCTTCTGGCTTATCTTCTTTCTTTATTCCAAGAGCTTCATCGGCTTTCTTGCAGGCATCTTTTAATGAAATTGTTTTACCTTTAGCGTTTCCTGCTTCGATGATATCAAGTACGATTCCACGATATGCTTGATTTGTCTTTAGGTGTGGATATATTTCTACAGCTTGATTCAGCTCTCTTCGTACGTTTGTTTTTACTTCTTCGCTTCTTTGAATTGCATTTCTAGCAATCTCTGTAGCTCGTTCGGTTATCTTTTGATTGAGAATACGAGCGAATTCTTTTGGTTTCATTGCTGCTATTTGCTCATCTGATAGTCCTAGATCAAAGTCATCTTCCTTTCCCTTATCTTCTTTTTTGATGTCTATATCCTTATTGTTTTTTGTTAGGAATGCTTGGGCCATTTTCATAGCTTTAGTTCCTATCATACCTTCTAAGTTATTATACATCTTGATAAGTTCTTTTGGAGTCTTGCCCTTAAACTTAGGGTCATTGAGAGCTTTGTCATCTTCGTCTTCATCCTCTCCTTTATTCTCATCTTTGTCTTCTTCCCCCTCTTCTTCTTCTTCTTCTTTATTTTCTTTTTCCGATTCAGGGGTTTCATCCTCTTCTTCGGCCGCGTTCTCGTTTCCTAGATCTTCGAATTCTTTCTCTAGATCTACTTCACTCTCGCGGTTATCGTTGTTTGGATTGCTCATATGTTTTTATTATTTTCTTAAGTTTAGTAATCTTTGTATAAAATCTCCTATTCCCTTCCCGGTCTTTCCAATTGCTTGTCCTACCTTCGCGTACGTTGGTGTGAATAGCTCCTGGTCTTGTTCGGTGTCCATATCAATTGGATATGATTCTGGATTAGGGAAGTTTTCTGTTTGCATAGCTTCATCTCTAGCCTGCATAGCTTGACTCACATCTTGCATTGCTTGACCTGGACTACGCTTTATATTCTGCATGGTCCCCTGTCTCAGCTCTGCTAATCTATTTATGAAATCATTCATGTTGTTTGTTGGCTTGTTCGTATGCTTCTTTTATCTCTTCGACAATCGTTAGCACCCTTTCAAGTCCATTCGCTTTTTGAATTATGGAAACATATTCCGACCCTATGTCCGATAATGAACGTCCTTCTAGTTCGATCCTTTTCATATCCTTGAATAATTGCAAGCTTTCATTCTTGATTTTATTCACGAGCATGTTCCATCCTTCTTGTCTTTCAAGTTCGATGATGGCCAGACCTTCTTCTATTTTTCGTTCATTATCATTCATAGTTTATTATTCTGTTTCTTCTTCTGGTAATTTCATTCCACCTTCAGCTTCAGCACCTAATCCACCCATTGGACTTGTAGCTTCAACCAGACCATTCAATCCACCGATTAAGGCTTCAATGATTGTTACTTTATTGCCACCTTCCTGGGAGAATACGTCTTCAATGACACTCATCACTTCTGTTTTGAATGCATCTTTTTCCTCTGGTGTTAATGGTGTTACTTCTTTTTCGTTGTCCATAATTTTTTAAGTAATTGGTTTATAATTTCGACCTAAGCAATAGGGAATGGTAATGCCCAGTTGCATAGAATTGCATCGACTGCGATTGCTGCATGAGGTGTTGAACCACCTGTGACAGTTACCGTTGCTCTGATATATTTCTTTGTTCTTTGTACTTGCTTCTCGTAGATTGTATCTTCTACGACTGTGATTTCTGCTCCTCCTGATATGACTGTTACACCAGACCCGAAGTTTGCTACATCACTTTCTTCAATCTTAACTTTCACGCTTGTTGGTGTCCCTGTGATTTTACCCACGTGGATTCTTACAAGTCCTGCGTCGAATTGTTCTCCCTGTAGGAATGCTACCCCTGTTCCTGATACTGTTTCAGTTACATCCTGGTTAGCTAACAATGCGATTGGTTTAATGTATCCGTTTAATTTTTGCATATGTTATAAAAATTATGTTTGTAATCTTTTAGTATTCTATTGCATGCACTGTTGCGGAACCTCCGTCTCCAATGAATGTCAATGAGTCAATACCTTCTTCGACCGCTATATCTTTTGTTTCTCCCACCTTGATGTATTCATCAAATAGGGTACTGTTTCCTCCTGATAATGTTGTTACTTCTGATCCCCATGATGCATCTGCACAGTCTGTTGATACCGTGATTGTGTTTCCTGCATCTCCTGCGACCAATGCTTCTACTACTTGAGCAGTATCACTATTGGTTGTTGCTGTAGCTAATTCATTTGGTGTTGTTCCTACTGAATACTTTACTCCAATTTCTCCTTCTGTACCTGCTGCTATAATTGCAAGCTTTAGGTTATCTAGTGTATCAGCTACTAGTGTTTCAATTAACACTTCATTTTCTACTGTTGGGTCTTCACTTAGTGCTGCGACAAATGTGTATTCTTTGCCACCTGCTTCTATTTTTTCCCCATCTGATATCACACCTTCGGCCTCTACTGTGAATGTTGCTACTGCTTTGGCCCATGCTGCTTTATCTACTCCTGCTCCTTTCTTAACGAAGATTGCTTGAGCTAATGAGGTTAGTCTTATTAACCCTGTTGCTCCTTGGAGAGTGAGTGTTGTTATAGCATTATTTGCTACGGTCAATGTCTGTGTAAATAGACTCCTGCCTAGTATTACACCTGGGAGAAATACTCCTGCGGGAGCTCCCTTTGGACTTGCCATTTGTATACTGTTTCTTTCTCTCATATATTATATATTATTTTTTAATAATTCCCTTTGCCCGTGCGATCAGGTTTCCTAGGAAACCTCCGGACTCTGGTTTAGATTGAATACTTGGACCTTCTTCTAGAGGCATTAATGCTTCTGGTCCCGGCATTCCTTCTTTTAATAATTGTGCTATTGGTTGGTCTCCTATTCCCTCTGATGGAAGGCTTGGAGCTTTTATCCCCGGCTGATTTGGTTCGATTACTTTTGCTTCTGGTTGTGCTATTTCGATGTCTACACTTGGAGCAAGTATCTCTGCATATTCTTCGTATCCCATTTTCTCTACGATAAGTTTTTGCAGTGTGTTCTTCTTTTTATTCCAAGCTAGTATTTTTGCGGGACTAGCGTTTGGTTCTGGCTTATCGTCTACTATAAATAATTTATATAGCTCTGTTACTTCTTTTGCTTCTTGCTCTGCAGTCTTTTCTTTTTTAACTGTTACATCTACATAGGCATCTACTTGAACCTTCTTGTCTTCTTGAGTGAATTTACTCCATCTGACCTTATCTCCTAGCAATCTCATTGCCTTATCTTCTTCTAGGAATTCTTGGTTCATTTCTATTATAGCATTTACCAAGTCTTTTATTCCTATCTCGTATTGTCTAACTAAGAGTGAGAATCTTATGTTTGTTTGCATGAGAAGTATTTCTACTTTACTTGCAGGCTCTTGTCCGCTCTTTGGTATTCCTTGTGTGTATTCTGACAATGCTAGTGATGTTTGGATTTCTCTGCGAAGTAGGTTGTCTTTCTCTACCCAGGACTTTGATATCTCTGGTCCGCGCTCTATCACTACGTCATCTGATTTTTGAAGGTACCATATTGCTCCTGGCTTATGGACGATATCACTATCTTTTATTCCTTGTCCAGACTTTACCTTTCTTATTGGATCTAGTGAGAACACTATGTCATCCATTGCTTGGTTTCTACTATCTGCAATTTCATGGATGGTTGTCTCTACAGGTTCTAGGTGTCCCATTGCGTTGTATTCCCAGTTTAATGATATATCTGGTAGGTCTATGAACACTTGGCCTTTGTTACATTTTGCATATGGAGTATCGTCATTTCTTACTAGGTCTTTTTGATTGAAGACTACTTGAAGTTTTCCTTCTACGTGGTCCCAACATTCCCAGATTTCTATTTGCTTCTCTCCTGTGTTTTTATCTGGTGTTCCTGATCCTGGACCTGCGTCTCTTGCTTGTCCTTTGATACTTCCATCATCTATCTGTCCCATCTTCTTTGTATTGATTTCGTATCTTTGTCTTCGTGGATCTTCTCCGGTCATTGCATCGTCTGTTATCTCTTTCCATTTCTTTGATTTAATGAGTGAAACGGTTACCAATTCTCCGTTCACTTCTTCTTGTACTTCGTACAGTGGATTTTCTCCACGTGACTTTTCTGCTTTCTCTATGACTGCTTTTGATTTGAAGAATTGTTTTATTTCCCATCTACTTCCATCCAATCTATTCATTGCCTGTGGATCTGGGTAGAATAAGAAGTTATCAACATTCTCAATATATGGATCTCCTGTCTTTCCGTCTCCATCCCATGAGAATTGAAGTGTTCCGTTTCCATACATAAGTGCTGCGTTTATCCATTGTATTTTCTTGCTGTCAAATTGTGCCACCTGCAATCCGTATTCTACTAGGTCGCCCCATTTTTCTATTGATGGACTATCTATGTTTTCTTCTCCCTTTGGATAGATGTTCACTTTTATTTCTGCACTAGCCAATCTTGGTTTTACAGTTTCGATTATTTCGAATCCTGTTGGTGGCATAAGAGAAGTACCGTATGCATAGTTTATTGCATCACGGTATGCTCGGTATAGTTTGTACATACGAATGTTTCTTTCGATGTACGGCTTTCTAAAAGTCTCGGCTTTTGTAAATCTATTTTTCCATAGCTCTACAATCTTCTTTTCTTTTTCTTCAACAGAGTCTTGCGGTGCCACATTTACAGCCTCCTGGTCTGGAAGCTTTGTCTCTGGCCTTGTTTCAATTTCTGTTTTGTCTGCCATATGTTTATATTATATTATTAGTAATGTTTTTTGTAAAGCTTTTATGCCTCACTTTTAGCTTTTCTTTCTTTTGCTATTTTATAATATATCAAGGCATGTAGCAAGTCATCCTTTCCTGTTGATACCCATTCGCGTGATGATATTCCCAATCTGTCTGTAACTGTTCTTGCGTATGTAGTCTCTACGTGTTCGATCAGCATTTTTACTGCTTCATCATGTGGTCCGTAGTAGAATCTTATTCGTCCATGTTTCAGGTCCTCCAATGTCTGGTCAATGATACTGTCGCGTGTTGTTAGTACCGTTACTTCTTCCTCGAAGTCTTTCTGTTCTCCTAGGAAGTCCTCATCACTCCACCTTATCGTTTTGACGTGTTTAGGGTCATCTTTGTACCAATTGACCCATACTCTCCCTGGGAACCTTTTCGCTGCTGTAAGCGAGTCCTGGGGCTTATAACCGCCATCTATCACGCAGTACCTAACATCATACACTTCCATTAACTCGGCCCATCTTTCCCATTTTCCTTTTCCTCTCTTTCCTTGGCTTTCCAAGAATTCTACATCGTCCTGTACTCTTCCTATGACATAGATTCCTTCGTCGTTTCCGATGTGTAGGTATAGCTCTCTTTCCTGTACGTCTACACCCATGCATGAGTTTGTTTCTGTATGATCCTGACTCGTTAGGTTTCTTAGTATCAAGTCTTTTCCGATTCTACTCTCGCTTGATACGTACGGCAATCCTAGCTTGTGGTTGTAGAAGTATTCCATTGTGAATCCTTGCTTTCCATTCTTTGCGTTGTTGTAGTATTCCACTAGGTCCTTTGCAC